CCACCAGTATCAATTGCCACCGCTGAGAGTTTCACCGCCGATCCACTTTCATGATCCAGCTCTAATTGCAGCCATTCATCCAGCTCATCCCATAATTTGAGGCTTGCCGGATCACCAAAAAACACTTGATAATCAATTGCCCAACTCTCTTGCCCATCTTTACCAAATGCCCAGATCACCGCCTCGAGTCGGTTGTCTTGCACATCCACACCACAACAAGCAATCAGCGCACCCATTGGCAAAGTGCGTAGTGGATAATTCTCAGCACGCTTGCGCAAGTCGTTCATATCAATGCGGTTGCTTTCTTCATCCCAGCACTCACCGAGCGCGGTGTTAATAAAGGTTTTTAAAAGGTGCGGGTCTTGTTGTGCATCCAGCCATTTTTGTACCAGGTTTGCCCAGCTTTCCCACGGTGAATACAGTGAGGATATATGATACGATCGGCGTGTATCTCGGTAATTGTTGTCCGGCTTGGTGGCCACCCATTTACCGTGTTGCAGCATGTCGAGTTTGTCACTTTCAGTAATCACCCCGGCACAATGATCACACATATACACGGCGGTTTCTGGGCGCGGCACTTTGTTTTCGTCTTTTGACCATTTGATATTTTGCCAATGCAATTCTTGCATCACATCACAATGCGGACACGCCACATGATATTTGCGCTGATCACCTTTCAGATATTCACGCTCAACACGGCTCACGTCTTTCACCGTTGGTGTCGATCCAATTAACACCTTTCGGCGTGCAAAGGTTTTTGTTCTGTTGACCGCCAACTCAATCGGATCACCCTCACCATCCAAATCATACGGATAGGCATCGACCTCATCGAGCAGTAAATAGCGCACGGGTACAGATCGCAAATCGGATGCAGAATTTGCACCAGCAATAAATAATGCACCACCATCAAACGCCTTTGATAAAGTTGTGTTGCCGCTATCCCTTGCGCGAGGATCTGCCACCAATCCACGAAGCACCGGCATGTCTTGTATCATTGTGGCCAGTCGTTGTTTGGAATATCGCTTTGCTAAGTTCTGAGTCGGTTGCACCATCATTGCCGGCGCTGGTGCGCGGTGGATAATATAGCCGATCATGTTGGTTAAGGCTTCCGTAAATCCAAGCTGTGCGCCTTTCATAATCGTTACAAATTCACATCTTGAAGATGGTGAAAAAGCATCCATAATTTCTTTTAAATATGGCGTGCGATTGGTGCGCCATCTGCCAGGCTCGGCAGCATAAGTTTGGTTAAGCAAACGATACTGATCTGCCCACTCACTCATCGGCTCTTGCGGATCGGGTTTTAATCCGGCAACGATGGCATCGAGTGCCAAGCGCTCACCGCTAACATCAACCGTTGGTATCTGTTTCTGCTTCATCTTTAATTTCAATCTCTACCGGCTCAACCACCAAATTGGCAAACTCGCTTTCCATGTCATGCAAGATCTGATTAATCTCACCCTCGATCATGTCGTGTATTTCGTGGTGATCATCCTCACCAGCCATTGGCACGGCCAATCTATCCGCCACCGTCTGCAACGAATTACGCACACCACGCGCCGCGGTAAATATCGCCCGTCTGGTTTCATCGGCTCTAAGCAAATCCCCTCGAAGTTCCGCATCATTCATTTCAGCAATGTTTGCCTGCGCGGTAATCAGCCGGGTTTTCTCACCATGCTGATCGGTATTCGCCACCCCACCAAATGCACGTTCACGCAAAAAATTAATATAGCCTTGCGTTGATTTTGTTAGATCGTATTCGCCCCGACCAAATTTAACAATCACATTCGCATCTTTGAGTTGTTGCACGCGCCGATCCGTTAGCATTAAAAATGCTGACAGTTCTTGCAGTGTGCATTTATCCTTGTAAGTCATTGATATCTAACGAAATCCTATTGTATATTCTGAAACTAAAAAAATAGTGGGCTTGCGAATTACCCTCAGTGCGATCGCCCCAGGAGTACCTTTTTCATTCTGACCCATCATCTAGCCGTTGCAATAGCACGCTTAATGCTACGCTTGAAGTTCTTTTGAAACTGCGAACGCGCTACACCATCGGCAATCTTTTTGAATGGGAATCGTTTGCTGTATGTCACACTGGATGCGAACGCTACAATCAGCTTGGCTTTGGGGTTACGCTTGCCGCCATACCTTTCCCACACACCACTATCCGTCATGTATTGCTTTTTGTTTCTGATCAATCCCTTACGCCTGCCAGGTATGTTGCCGTACTTATTCAGCTTGGCATTGGTAGTTGGTACACCGATCTTACCCGTGCGCGTGCCACCCTCGATCTGATACTTGAGGTACTTCCACTGCGCCGGCTTGATAACCACCTCACCATGCAGTGCGTGTTTCTTTGCCCATTTAATCTTAAAGGCTTTGACTGTGAATGGTGTTGGCCTATCCAGTCGCTTAACAATCTGCATCTGTTCAGCCTTGACCACTTGCTTGAGTGTGTCATTGATTGCGGTTGCTGCTGCAAAAGGCATTTGTTTCTTTTGCAATTTGGTTAAGTGTTTAGTGATTGGCTTTAGATCGCCCTTGATATTAAACATTATTTCAACCTCCACTTATTAAACGGATTGCGCCCCTTGAATTGTATCTGGTACACCCTTTGCCATTGATAGCAGGTGGTGTATGACACATCCAACTGATTGGCCGCATCTCTTATCGTTGATCCTTGCTCAGCCTTACGCTGCAAAAAGATCGCCACCGGCTCGCCAATGCGCACCTCTACACGCTGTTGTAGTTTCATAGCGTGTAGTAATGGCCATCTTTAGTTTCCACTGTCTTAACATTAACACCGGCCTTGCGTAACAAATCAATCACTGCTGACAATTTCTTGATGTTGTAGTTATTCTTAGCATAATTACTCGATAACTTCTTACCTTGCTCAAGGTGCATGCGCACCACATAAGCCTGCGATCCCTCGCTAAACTTACTCAATCGCCTAACATCACATCGGCATTTATACACCCATGTCAAACTCGCACCAATACCCACACCCACTAAAAACTCTATCATCTTAATCCCCCAAAAACATATATAGCATTATTGCCGTGTATAAAATCATTAACCCAAATACCAACTCAATCATTCACTTCCCCCTTTAACAGATCGACCAATTGCTTAATCTGATCCAAATGATGTTCACAATCTTTTTCCTCACCATTACCAATCGCAAACAACAAATAATCCACCTGCTGCTTAATCGCCGTTGCTGCCTTTAAACACTGATTTGCACTGTGATACTTCATGCCACCTTCCTCGCAAAATAATCAATAATCTCACGCTGATGGGTGACATACGCACCACGCTCTGCGCCGCTAAATGGTTGGGCGTGGTAGTTGATCATCTTCTTACATTCAGCATGAGTCCAGCCGTGGTGTTGTTTCATGTAGTCGATAAACATCACCCTAAGACATGGCGGCACTTTGTTAAACACATGATCAATAAAAAACCGCTTCTTTGTTTGATCGTCTGCACCATCCCACAGTTTGAAATAATCCACTTGATCATCACTCACTGGCAATGCCACCATCGGCAAATAACTCACCTTGCGCAAACACCCAATGAATTGATCAATCGTTGGTGGATAGCCATTGGTGTTAATATCCGCCCATAGATCGCAAGCCTTTACGATGTTTAGCTGAGTAATCCGATCTGCTTCAATCTTACTTTCTAACTCACTTGCCCACAACGCACGTTCTTTCTCAGCAATCTCAGCTTCTTTGTGTAAATTAATAAACCGTAATTCCAAATACCCCAAGACAAGATTTGCCGTTTTTCTATATGTTTTGTTCATTAGTTCAATAACCCCTCTATTTGTTCAAGTCCAGTTGTAAACACTCTACCGGTGTCAATATCAATCCCCTGCGCTGCCAAAGTGGCTGCATTAACGTGTGACGATTTATTGCGGTTTCTTTGAGCAACTTCCCAAGTACGCACACACGCTTTCCAATCTTTGATTTTGTTCTTACCGCGCATCCAACCATTTGCTTGGTAATGATTAACAAACGCATCTGCATTAATACCATTACCACGCTCAATGCAATACACCCTAACTTCATCGATTGTTGGCTCGATAAATCGCTTACTACTTGTTTTTATATTAGTTGTTTTAATAGTGTCTTTTGTAGTGTGTACTTTTAGGGTACTGGTACTAGTGTTCTTTTCGGGTACTGGTATATGTTCTTTTAGGGCACTAGTGCCTTTTTGGGTACTGCTCTTTTTAGTCACTGGTTTGGCAAAGTTTTCACCAAGTGCGTATTGGTTGATTTTGCCGGTTGATTTGTAAATCTTAATTAAGTTAAACTGCTCTAATTCTTTGATATATGGATAAACCTTTCTTATGGTTTTAACATTGAGCGCATTGGCTAGTTGAGTGGCTGAAATAGCGTCTTTTTCTTTTTGCCAGCCTTTGGTCTTGCGAATGATAAAAATGAGTAATTTAAAGCTGTTGGCGTGTAATTTATCAATATACTCATCAACAATCACATTAGGTATTTGAAATGAGTTAGGTATAAATTTACTCATCCCTGCACCGCCTCTTGATCTTTGGTTAGATCTTTAAAGCCATAACAGTCTTTGCCAAATTGAGGCTCAAATTCTTGTCGGTCTTGATTGCGCACTCTTGGATCTGGTGCATTGATTTTGTGTCGGCCGCATATTCTGGCTAACTCGCATTTACTACTACATATTGCAAACATATTCCTCCAGTTTAGT